CCCTCAACACGGTCGGGGAAGTTGCGCACCTGCACGCCATCGCCGCCGGCTACCTTGCCGGCAATGGCCTTGCGGCGCGCTTCCATTTCCGCCTGCTGCAGGCGCTGGGCGATTTCGGTCGCCTCAGTGTCCAGGGCTTCCAGGTCGGCGTCGGGCTTGTCCACAAGGCCGTGGATCTCGGCCGCGCGGGCGCGCAGCTCGGCGACCGTCATTTCAGAGATTTTCTTCATGGTTTCACGCTCCAATAAGTTTAAGTTTGATGTTGATTGCTTCTTTCGCCCGTTCCAGTCGCTCCGCCTTGATTCGCTCGATCACTCCGTCGGCAAATCTCCGGGCACTGATCGACGTCATGCCGTTAGTCGGAATGGACACGGCGCTGACATCGTACAGCTTCTTGATTTTGGTGATGGTCCGCACCACGGTCACCTTGCCGGTCTCGTGGTCGCGCAGCGTCTCGCGCTTATCTTCGGCGACCACAAACGCAAAGCTCATCTTGTCGGTATAACCGCCCTTGATCTCCTGGTACAGCTGGCGGCCGATGTCGGTGCCGCCCAGCTCCGCCGTGATCTTAAGGCCCACGCTGTCCACCACCAGCGCCAGCGTGTTGTTGCGGTTGCGGGCAAAAACCCGCCCCTCGTGGTCGTACTGCATGATCACGTCCGACATGTCGCACCCGTCAAAGGCGCGCGCGTCGATCTGTTCTGTGATCTTGTAGTCGGCGCTGTCGTACAGGTCATAGGCCTGCCCAAAGGTACAGGCGTAGCCCTCCACGATCATGCGATTTTCCTCGCCCTCCCGGCACTCCATCTTCATGGCGCGGTACTCGCGCCCGTTGGCCAGCCGGTTCAGCTGTTTGTCGTTAAGTTCCACCTGTCAGGTCATCCCCTTTCTTGGTCACGGTGTTGCCGGGGCCGAGCAAATAGTACTCGCCACGGATGGTGTACGCCTGCCCCTCGCCGTTCGGCAGCGGCGGCAGGTTCCAGATTTCGCGGATCTCGTCGCGGTTCATAATGCCGCGGTCGGCCATCTGGGCCGACACGTTGAGCTTGTCAGTGTTTCTCATGTACTGCAGCCGGTTGGCCGTCGCCACCATGCGGGACCCGCCGGCGCGCTCGCGCTCGGTAAAAAGCATCTTGGTTCCGACGTCCGAAAACTGGACGCCGAACGGCTCGATCGCGCCCTCGTAAAATGCGCTCCAGGCGTCGCCGTAAGCCTTGTTTTGCAGCACGTCGTCGTTGACGCCGTAGTAGTCATAGACGTTATTGCGGATCATCTCCATCTGGTCAGCGTCCACCACAAACGGCGTGCTTTTGATCTGCTGGATTTCGGCATACGTGTTCGGAAACAGCAGCACGCCGCCGCTATCACCCTGCAGGTTCTCCCGCGTAAAGCGTTTCTGTTCTTTGGCCAGGTCGTCCGGCTTTGTAAAGTTGGTCATCTTAGCCATAAAACGGAACGCCGCGCTCGATTTTACCGCTTCTTGGATGCCCTGGTTCTGCACGTTGATCAGTTCCATCGTCGGTGCCAGCGCCGCGTTGTCGCTGCCAAAAAAGTCGTCCCGGTACTGGAACTTCGTCATGATCCCACAGCGCCGCAGCTCTACGGCCGCGAACTGGCCGGCCGCGAACTGGTAACGCAGCCACGGCTCACCGCTGTACTGCATGATCTGGCACAGTGACGGCAAGATCGGGTAAATGCCGGTCGTGTCGCCAAAGTCGTCCATCACCGGCACAATAAAGGCGGTGTTCTGCACGTCCAGGATGGTGGAGAGCCGGTACAAAAACTGGCCCCAGGTCTGCCACTCGTTGGGGCCGGCTTTTAGCTTGGTCTGCAGTTTCGGCTTCGCCGTGCCCTGCACCGTGATTGCCAGCTTGCTGATGTGCGTTGCTCGCGCGTGGATCGCGGCGCGCACCAGCTCGCTTTCGTAGATTTCGCCGCCCCAGCTGGTAAACGCCGGCATGTAGCCGGTAAAGGTCCTAAAGTACCCCTCGGGCTGGCCGCGCGGCCGCGGCCGTCTAAAGATTTTCTCAAAAAGCCCCATGCTCTACCTCACCCATTTTTCAGCTGCTCCCCGATCTCTGCATAGTATTTTTGCCGCACGGTCATGGCGTCCAGCAGCGCCGCGCCGCCGTCGATGTGCGCGGTCGGCGCCAGCTTTATCGGCTTGCACCGGCCGCTCTCGCTGTCGGTTTTTACCGCCATGTCCAGCAGGTGCACTTTTAAAAGGTCGTTGTCCCCGATGTGGATCTTGCCGTCTTTCAAAAGCCCCTCGGTCTCGCGGATTACCGGGGTCAGGTTAAACCCCTGGTAAACGTCGTCCATGTGAAACCCGTATTGCTGCATGTCCTGCACCAGGTACTGGGCCGAGTATCGGTCATACCCAACCTGCAGCGGGTAAATTTGATACTGCTCGATCAGCCGGCAGAACCAGGCGTAGCAGTCATGGTAGTCCACAAAATTCTCGCCGGACGGCGTCAGCAGGCCGCGCTGCACATAGATGCTGTACGGCAGGCCGTCCCGCTCGGCAGCTTCCTCCAGCTTTTCGGCCGGCAAAAAAAACTGCGCGAACACATACAGCTCGCCGCCGCGCTCGATCACCGCCACGCACGCCGTCAAGTCCGTCGTCTGCGAAAGGTCGATACCGCCCACGCAGTAGCAGTTGCAGAAATCCTCCAGTTGCAGCGCCGGCCCGCTGGCCCGCTCTACCACCTGGGCTTCCAGCCATGCCTGGCTGCTGCTCTGCTTGATGTTGCAGTACTTGGTCAAAAACTCGGCCTTTTTGCTGCGGCTGCCCTCCGCCTTGGCGATCTCTTCCAGCATGTAGTCCACGCTGACCGATACGCCCAGGTTGGGGTTTGACTTCCGCAACTCGTTGATGTCGTTCCACTTTTCGACATCGTCGATCATGTACAAAAACGGCGCCAGCCGCTTTTCTTTTGAGTTTCCAAGCAGCAGGCGCGTCGCGCGCTTGATCAGTTCATCATAGATGCCCTCGTTGATGTACCCGGCCGTCGAAATGCTCAGCAGCAGCGGCTGGGTGCGCGCGCCAAAGCTCGACGCAATGACCTCGTACATCCGCAGGCCCTGCACGCCCGGCCAGCTGGCGATCTCATCGGCCACACAAAGGCTGATGTTCAAACCGTCCGATTTTTTCGAGTTAAAGGCCAACTCTTTCGCGCTGGAGTTGCTCTCTGCCACGTAGATATCGCTGCGCCGTTTCTTGATCAGCTCGTCCAGCTCCGGCTCTTTGGTCAACATCTGGTAAAAGGCGTCGTAGCAGATACTCGCCTGTTCCAGCTTCGGCGCGGCAAAGTAGATGCGCGCGCCGTACTCGCCGTCCATGATCATGCAGTACACAGCCACGGCCGCGGCAAAAAGCGTCTTGCCGTTTTTCCGCGCCACGATCAAAATGACCTCGCGGAATTGCCGCCGGCCGTTTTTATCCAGCACGCCAAAAACGACCGAGACAAAAGCCTTTTGCCAAAGTTCCAGTTTGATCAGCTGCGGCGCCAGGTCGCCCTCATGGTGGCGGCAAAAATTTTCGATAAAGCGGATCGCCTTGCCCGCCTTTTTGGCGTCAAAACAAAACCGCCCGGCCTGCAGCCCCTGCACGACATACTCATACCAAAGCAGCACCCACCGGCCGACGACCTCGGTGCCGTCTTTGATCGCCTGGTAATACTGCAAAATAAAATTATTCATTTTGCATCTCTCGCAGCCGGCTCTTTCGCTGTTCGGGCGGCAGCAATTTTTCCAGCCGGTCGCTGACGGTGTTGTAATTTTTGATCAAGCTGTTGTAGGCCTGCAAATCGGCCGACGCTTTCTTGCCAAATTGGTTCGCGCCGTTCTGGTAATCGTCGCTGCACCCGTTCGCGTTGATCACTTCCTGCAGATCGTCCAAGGTCACTTTCATAAACGCGGCGTTTTCCAGCAGCGGCATCACAATGGCCAGCGTGTT